ACCCAATGCTATTATGCCTCTGGCAACCCCACAGTTGGAACAATCATCCTTCTCAATGCTTGACTACCTTGACAAACTACGGGAGTCAAGGAGTGGTGTAAACAAGTTCAGTCAGGGCTTAAATGAAAGTGCTTTAACATCACATACTACAGCTACTGCTGTGTCTGCAACAATGACAGCAGCACAGTCGAGGGTAGAGTTGATTGCAAGATGTTTCGCAGAGACTGGTGTTAAAGAACTAATGAGAACTATCTATGAACTCGTTTTGAAGAATCAGGACCACCAAAGAGTTGTGATGCTGAGAAACAAATGGGTTCCTGTCCGCCCCGATATGTGGCGTGACAAAATGGACTGTACTGTTTCCGTAGGTATAGGAAATGGTAATAGAGATCAACAGCTTATGCACCTCACGACAATGCTGTCGTTTGCCGGAGATGCCATGAGAGGTGGTTTAAAGATCGTTAATGAGAAGAACATGTACAACATGGGAGCAGCCCTTGTTAAGAATATGGGTTTCCAGAATGTTGATGATTTCCTNACNGATCCAGAATCAGTANCNCCNNNGCCTGATCCACGCGAANAGATGGCNCAGGCAGAACTACAACTGAAACAGAAAGAGATAGANATTAAAGCTGCTCANATACAAGTCGAACAAATGAAAATCCAACAGAAAGCTGCNGAAGCACAGGTCGACGCGCAACTCAAAGTTGCAGAGTTAAANCTNGAAGCNNAACAAGGCAGAGGTGTAGCACTTGGATAATGGACTAAGAGAAGCTAGAGCAAAATCATTACTTTCTGACGAACTATTTAACGAAGCGTTTGATACGCTCGAACAAGATATCACGGGTGCTTGGAATCATACCGGCATCCACGATACCGAAGCCAGAGAAAACCTCTGGTTATCCCTACGACTCCTCGAACGGATACGCCTTCATCTAACCAGCATTGTTGAAACTGGAGAGATGGCGAAGAAACTTGAGGAATATCAACTATAGGAGTAAAACATGGCGGACACTCAAACGAATCCCCAAGAAGTAGCGCAGAACCCCGACCTTGATCCCAGCAGTATGATTGCTGCTCAAGATGCAATCCTTGGATTACTAGACTCGCGAGAACAACCTGACCAAGAGGAGCAATCGTCTGAAGAAACTGAAGACGTAGAGGTATCTATTGAAGCAATCGAAGAAACTGAAGAAGTCGAAGAAGAAGAATCTGAAGTTGCTGATGATGATGACTCTGAAGAATCCGAGGAAGAAGAAGTTGAAGATGAGGACGAAACGGAATCCACTGTCTATACTGTAAAGGTAAACGGACAAGATGTGGAAGTCTCCGAAGACGAACTTATCAAAGGCTACTCTCGCCAACAGGATTATACTCAAAAAACGCAACAACTAGCTGAATACAAGAGACAGATGGATGCTGCTGCCGGACATATGCAGCAAGAAATCGCTCAGACTCAGCAGATGCGTTCTCAATACGTTGACGCTTTATCTACAGCTATCGATACAAACTACGCTCACCTCCAACAGTATGCTAATGTTGATTGGGAAACGCTAAAAAGTCAGGACACACAGGAATATTTAACTAAGCGTGACGAATATCGTCAGGCTCAGGAGAGTATCCAGGAGTTACAGACTAAGGCGCAACAAGCCCAACATCAGCAAGAGCAGGAGATGCAAGTACAACACCAACAGGTGTTAAAGGAAGAACATACCAAGATGGTAAGTATATTACCAGAATGGAATGATCCTGATACGCAGCGAGCGATAGCAAAATCTCTTTCTGAGTTTGCCTTATCTAAAGGTTATACCCAGGATGAACTATCACAGTTAGTAGATCATCGTTCTATCCTTGTTCTTATGCAAGCCAAGGCTTATGAAGACATGACTCGTAAACAGCATGAGGTTCGTGCTAAGAAGGTCAAGAATAAGCCTAATGTTATCAAGACTAAGGCGAAGCGGAATAAAGGAGAAGCAAGTGTAAGCAAACGTAAAGAGAAAATGAAGCGTCTACAGTCAACAGGCCACGTCGATGACGCAGCTTCGTTACTGGAAGATATATTTAAATCTCAATAAAGGAGATAAATTATGGCAATCGCCGCTAATACGTCAACGACATACTCGTCAGTTGCGATAAGAGAAGATTTATCTGATGTGATTTATAATATCGCGCCAATGGATACGCCCTTTTTGTCCGGATGTGCTAAAATGAGTGCTGACAACACGAAGTTTGAGTGGCAAACGGACACCATAACAGCAGGTGCTGCTAATCGTCAGTTGGAAGGCGATGACTCACCTGATGCTACGGCAAGGTCACTTCCTACGCGACTTGATAACTACACCCAGATAAGTCGTTACATTGCTCAAACCTCAGGAACCGACGATGCAGTCGATTACGCAGGTCATGGCAAACATCAAGCCTATATGCTAGCTAAAATGGGTAAACGTATGAAGAGAGACATGGAAGTCATGCTCACTCAGAATATCGTAAAAGCTGTCGGTAGCACTTCAGGTGCTAGGGCAACTGCTGGCGTACCCGCATGGATTAATACCTCCCATGTTGCTGGTGGTTCCGGTGGCTCTCCCGCTGCTGGTAGTTTAGGCACAACCGCGATGGTTCAAAACTCNTCTACTGCTGCCTGTACGGAAGCCAACATCAAAGCTACCATTAAGGAAGCGTATGATGCTGGTGGTCAGCCAGANATGATGCTAGTTCCGTCTGCCGTAAAGCAGACGATCTCAGGATTAGCGTCAGTAGGTTCGGGTTCGGTATCGTTAGGCATTCCGCCTCGTAACGCCGTCTCTGGTAAGGGCGGTGCAACAGCTATATCAGCCGTTGACATTTATGTTTCTGACTTTGGTACGTTTAAAATCGTTCCAGATCGAAACCTATCTGCCGATGGTCCTGGCTCAGTTGCTGCTAACGTTTTCTTTTTAGATATGGACTACTGGGGCATTGCATGGCTCCGTCCTTTCCAGACTGTCTCACTTGCTAAAACAGGTGACTCTGAGAAGCAGATGCTTCTTGGTGAGTACGGGCTGGTTTCTAAGAACGAGAAAGCTAGTGGTATCCTGGCTTCGGTAAGCTAACAAGGAAGGGGCGGGGAGACTCGCCCCTAACTTCATATGAAAGATAAAGATATTGAAACTGCTGTTAATAGGATGATAATAAAGGGGAAGAAGCCTTCTCCCAAAACTCCTAAATCGAAAGATCCAACGGATGCTGCCGGATGGTTAAGGAAGGCTTATATTGATGCCGATCCTGCCGATGGTGCGCCTAAAGTGGGGAACATGGGTTATGTCTAGATATATTCTTGATGACGATTCTATTCGCCGTACAGAGATACAGTTTGATTCAGGTGATTCATCGTTTAACTTTAAAACTACGCAGAATGCTGCGAGTATTCTTGAAGAAAACAAGGCTAAGTATAACGCATATGGTGATAAGCTGTCTCTCGGTAAGAGGGGAGAATGGCATCATACTGCCTCTATTCCTATCACAACATGGGAGAAGTGGTTAAAGGATTCCAATGGTGCTGTTGCAAAAGATACTAAACTTTTGGCTGCTTACCTTAACGACCCAGATTATAGATATTTTAAAGTAGCCCCAACCAACCTATAAGGTAAAAGATATGATTGACATTAGCAATGTTTTTAGACTCGGAACGAACCATACGTTATCCGCAACTACAACCAGTGGTGCAACTGCAACATCTGCATTTGGAGCGCAAACGCAGACAGTTATGGTAACTGCAACCGCTGCTTGTTTTGTTGCCTTTGATCCAGATCGTCCTGCCACTGTCGCAGGTTCGACTTACATCGCAGCTGGCACACCTTACCTGATCCGTGTAAAAGGAGGTTCTATGTGTTCAGCGATTACTGGAACAGGCACAGCATCAGTTTATATTACTGAACTGACCAGATAATGGCTATAAATACTTACAGCACTTTACAGACTGCTGTAGCTAACTGGCTGGATCGGAACGATTTGACTGATCGGGTACCAGAGTTTATAGCTCTAGCAGAAGCAACATTCAATAGAGTGTTGCGTCTTCGTGCTATGGAAACTACTGTGGCTGATGCTACACCCAGCGGATCAAAAGAAGATGCACTTCCTTCTGGNTATCTCCAGATGCGTGAAATACATCTCACGACTACCCCTATAGTCTCNCTAGCATACATTACCCCAGAGATAATGTATAGGATAAGGGCTGGCAGCACCAGTGGTAAGCCGAACAGTTACACTATAGTTGGTGATAACATACTCTTTGGGCCGACACCAGATGGTGCATATGATTACAGCATGACTTATTACAAGGCGTTCGATGCACTTAGTGATGTTGCACCAACAAACTGGTTGATATTAAATGCTCCCGATCTTTACTTGTACGGTACGCTACTTCAAGCAGAGCCATTTCTAATGAATGATGAAAG